CAGGTTCCGATGGAGTGTTGTATCCCATCACAGTGAACCTTACCACAACCTTTAATAAAAAGCACGCTGCTGCTGACGTAGTTCTTGAGCAAAAAATGCTCACTGCGGCTGCTGCAGATTCCACCTTTCATGCGAATTTTGTTAACGGTCTTAGTTGACCTACGCATGAAACTCCTGAAGTGTTTATTTTCAGGAACTTGGGACAAAAACAACAACCCCATGGCTGGAGGTCCACGTGGAAAAACCGCGGAGCCAGAACAGCCACAAGAGGAATCGTCCTCAACAAACTAACAACATAACTCCTGCTGAAGCATCATACGCCGTAAGGTACGCAACTAGCTACCTCAATGCGTTGATAATTGATGCTTCACGAATTTTGGCCGGTCACTATAGCATAGCTTACGGCACCTTTGATTGCCAAACAATTGAAAACCGTTTGGCAGCCGAGGGGCTTGGTTTTGCTACTAGAACGTTACCTGTGCTAATCACCGGGGTTTTGAACCTCTATGAAGGGCACAGTGCAAGCTTCCCGCAATTTCGTTTAAAACGCGGTACTGAACACCCAGTGTTTTTACACCGACTGTTCAACCTTGCATTAACGTCGACCGATCCTGGGTTAAAAGGACGTGCTTTTGATTTATTATATAGCATATCCGTGGCCTTTAAGAAATACAAAGGACCATACCCGAAGACCGTACTGGTGAAGCAATTCGCCGACTTTGTAAAAACCGACAGCGAATTGGATGAATTGGATCTTTTCGAAGAAACGACTTATTCGATTCTTGAAGGGGCGCGGCAGTTCATTGCAACGTGGACTCGCCATATTGATATCAGCGACTTTAAGAGGTTTCTACCTCGTCCAGGTCCTGGTGCCACAAACACGCCTACAGAGAAAACCGAGCGTTACCGGCCTCGAGTTTTGTACAAACAGATTGATGATGTGCTCAGCTACCAAGAATGGTGGTATGCCACTCCATGGCATGCATGTCTAAGATCACGGGAATTCCTCCAGCTTTATAATAACGCTGTTGAAGAGCCAGTGGCACGTTTTAAATTTGTTCCCAAAACAGCGGGAAAGCCACGTGGCATATGTATCGAGGAAAACGAAATGCAAGTCATGCAACAAGCAGTTAGGGTTTATATGTACGATATGTTCAGGCGTACGTTCTATCCAAATATTGCTTTAGAAGAACAGTCTATAAACGCATCGCTAGCACTACGTTCCTCCGCAGATAAAG